CCTGGTTGACCTGGGCCCATAGGTACTGGTTGACCTCCAAGGCCACCAGAAAGCATGCCAGTTAACTGTGCAATAGTGTTTTCAATTTGAGTCTGTACTAACTTAACAGCGCCATCAGCCTTAGCATCAGTCATTAATTCTACACGGATCTCTTCAAGCTTCTCGTGTGGGAATTCCTCACCAAGAGCTCGTAGAGCACCAGCCTTTGACTCCAAGCCCAAAGAAAGTTTGGTCTGAATCTCGTTAAGAACAATCAGTTTATCCAAAGGCAATGGTGGAAGGAAATGTACGTAGTTTTGGTAAGTTAAAGGATCATTAGGATCAAGCATTTGTGCTTCACCCTGCTGTAGAGCTCCATCAACCATTGGGTTCCACATAAGAGTTTCAGGTTCTTTAAGTGTTAAATTAAGAAGGATTAGCTCATTGATACGCTGAATGCCGCGACCGTACTGAGTAGTTTTCTGGTGCCATTTGTTCATTAATGGCTGGAACTGAATAGAAAGAGCAACACCCGAAGTGTTAGAGATAGGCTGCGACATACCAAGAGCAGTCTCAGGAACACCAGTCATTTCGTGCATGGTCTTCTTAAGCATTGCTAGGAAATCCATAGCGCCTTTTAGACCTTGTGCACCGCCTTCAAGGTTAGTTACACGAGCGTCTTTAGGAAGTCCGCCCCATACCTTGTTAGCACCTTTTTCTAATTGGCTAGCTTTAGCACCAGTAATAACAGTAACAGGAGCAGCGTGGTAGTTAACAATATCCGCGACGTCAGTAGAGACCTCGTTATAAATACGGTTAATTGGAATAATATCGTAACAGTCAGATAGGCCCCAAGGAGAACCAGAAATACGCACATTAGGAATGTGGATAACTGGAATAGTACCAAGCGGGTTAGGGCGCGAATCAATAAGTTCATCGTTAATGTATTCTTCAATAATGTCATCAGTCAAAATCTCCGTGTATGTAAAGACTTGACGAGTGCCTTCTAGTGAGGTGCCCCAAAAACGATACTTGAGCTTAAAACGAATAAGACGCTCACGGTCATGTGGGTGAAACTCAGGAAAACAAAAGGATGCGTTCAGAGGTAAAATACGGCATTTACCTGGGTGGAACCTACCTACGGAATCTGTGTACGCCTCTTCGTATGCTACTTTTACAAAACAATCTCCAGAGACGCCGCCCTGTTGACCCATTTCCCAAAGAATAGTTCCCTTATCGTTATCTACTTCCCATACGCGCTCTAGTAGATCAGGGACAATACCCTCAGTTTGTTTAGGGCTTCTGAAGTGTACACCACGGCTGAAAGAGAAGTTAATGATGTAATCGGTAATTGCACGGTAGTAGTTCATAACTACAGAAGGTTCGCCAGCTTGACGGCGGTAAGAAGTATGGTGACCTAGGTACATAGCCCAGTTCAGTGAATAACGGTTTAAACGAGGACCGTGAACCTCAAACTCTTCATCTGCAAGTTCTACAAGACCAAGAGGCGAAATTGAAATTGTAAGGTCAGAAGAAGCCGCCCTATAGCTGGGTGGTGAGAAATCAATGCTCACTTAGCTTCCTCTCTTGTAAACATATTAATGATACCATAAAAATATTACTATCCGCGATAACGTTCGCCGCGGATACCGCCACGACCAACTGGCTTGGTTACCTTCTCTTTTTGAGCGGCAATACGCTTATCAATTGACTCTTGCACGTAATCGCGAAAACGAGGGTCAACATCTTTTTCATGATCAACAAAACTTCCGCCCGATTGAGCGTAGTGACCATGTACCCAGTGAGCCGCAGCTGGGGAAGGGTAAACACGAAAACGTGATTTAGCCTGTGCTACATACATGTTCCAAAGCTTAGGATTGGCAGGGTACTGCTTAGGTCCTTCTTGGACCGCTTTGCCTTGAATAAGAGCCATTTATAAATCCTTGATGCCTGCCCTCCTATTACAGAAGGGCAGGCGTTAGGTAGCGAGTCTAGTCTTGAACGACAGCTGGGTTTAAACGGTATTGATGACCGCCATCACGGAATACTTCTTCGAAGTGGTTATCGCCATGATCAGCAAATGCTTCAGAAGCAAAGTCAACAAGTACTGTTGGAGCTTCTACCCAAGCACAAGAACCGACGTGAGCGCGTTCGCGCATTGTCTCTTCTGGAAACTTTTCGAATACATTTGCGTTATGGTTGATACGGCCTGGTGCTGGCATATAGCCTTGCATCGCGCCCTTGGTAAATTCCATAGGGACGTCCGTATCAGTTGCGATACCTTCTTCAAAACGAAGTGGGCCACGCTGTCCTGGCAGGGCAGGACTGAATGAGCGGTCGTAGATTGTTCCTGTTTTCTCAGGGAACTGAGGTGCAGGGGCAATGATCTCTGACATAGGGAGATTCTCCTTAATTAAGGGTTGAGGTTCCTCATTTAAATTGTGCCTTGTATTGGACCAAATGTCAGACTAAACTCGAGTTACCTTGAGTAAAAAGGATTACTAGAAACTTCAGCTTCAACCATGGTCATGTCCAAAGTTAAAACACAAGCAATAGCTAAAGAGTCTGCGTAGTCATCATGGGCATGGGCTTCATTAGGAGCCTCAGCCATAAAGTTAGGTCCTTTGAACTTGGTTTCTAGATCAGTCATTTGCTGGTAAAAACGTTTCCAAGTACGTAAACGACGAGTCTTAGCGTGAGCAGGAAACCCAATCATACGGCGGTCAATAAGAGCCTTAAGGTGTTTCCAGCGCTTTGATTGTTCTGTAGGACTACTAGTTAAAGAGATGACTTCTGCCCTAGGTATTAGAAGCTTTAAGCGCTGAGCTACAGCGTCTCCTACGCCATTAGCGTCAATTCCAACCATAAAAACGTTGTAGTTAGACAAGAAGTTAACAATTTGGAAGTATTGATCTTCCCAATCATCTCCTTGGATCTCTAACCAATTAAGCACTCTATGGTCGTAAAACCCAAACTCATCAGGACGATCCCAGTCAACCCAGACAACTGTAACAACCGTGGAGTCCATCTTACGCGCAGGGTCAATTCCCACTACTACAGGGCTACGGTGATAAGAGCGCTGGGCTTCCATACTGGTGTCACCCAGTTCATCCATAACATTAGATGTAATAAACATACCCTTTTCAAGCATCCACTTGCAGTTGTACGACATCTGGAACTCATCAGAGTCTTCACCAATACGAAGTTTTTCCTTCTCTATAAACTTTGCGTACCGATCATTAATTTTTGAAACATCTCGCCAATCCCACTGGAAATGGTTTTGACGTTTACCACGGGATGTTTGGGTTCGTTTATTTAGTTGAATAGATTTATAAAAATTGTTTTTAGTATTAGACGGGGTCCCAGTTTTGACCATAGTTCCCGCGTAGTACGCAAGCATAGGGGAGATAGATTTATCCACCATATGGTCGTCTGCACCCTGGCACTCGTCAATAACAATAAGGTGAAAGGACTTAGACTCAATCTTAGCGCGAGGGTTTGCGGTCATCATCATCATAGTAGACCCTGAGTTTTTTAAGCGGATCTGCCGCGTAACTCCAGGAACTCTACCTAAAGTGTCATCAATTTCTGGATCTCCCAAGATCTCAAGAGCTCGCTCAGAACTTAAGCGGTCAACGGTTCTACCAAATAAAGTTTCTACCTGGCCTTCAACAGGAGCAAATAGCCCAATCCAAATGCCATCTTTATACTGCCCTAAAAGGTCTGGGTACATCTTGGCAAGGCGGGGAAGCAGCACCATAAGGGTAGCTACAGTATTAGCAATAGTTTCTGATTTACCTGACTGACGGGCAGCTAAAGCCGTTACTTCCGCGCTGTCATTGATAATAACGGATTCCATAATACGACGTGCTAATGGCACCTGATACGGGTGAAGCTCATACCCAACAAGGGCGTCCATAAACTGCATCATCTTATCAATAAGTTTATTTACAAACTCTTTAGAGAGTTCGTCTAAGTCATCTGTATCTGGAATAGAAGAGTCGGCAATGCTTTCAGGGTACTCTTCGCCAGAATCTATATAAAACTGGTGTTCACTCATTTGTTGTCCAAACTGATAAATCGGTTACTTATAGTTTACCGCAATAAAAAAGAGGCCCTAGTGCGAAAGGAGGGAAATTCACTAGGGCCTCTTTGCCACCATAGGAGAGGGAAGAGGTAAGGCACTTACTACTATACCATAAATCTTTTGTGTAACTCCGAAACTAAGGCGTTCACTGCCTCTGCGCCGATCAGCGCTTCGTCAAGATGAAGTTTGTCTCCAGAACTAGCGTAGTTACTCATAGTGCGGCTAGTTTCGGACAATGCTTGGTCTATCCACAAACTAAGGTCTGCGGTAGGTATCTTAGAAACTCTATTAGCTAGTTTTTCTGGAAACGGTTTTGTTACAGGCTGCGGTTTACGCCAAAACATTAATCCCATTCTAAAAGCTCCTCTACAGGAACGTCTAGTTTACGGCCCCAAATAGCTGCCGTTAAAGCATCATCTTCACTTTGATGGTGTTTCCACCACCCAATTACTAGTGCTGGTTTTGTAAAAGGTAATCGAATAACCAAACAACTACCTTTACGAAATGGCTCTTCAATTTCGTTAGTCCAACCAATTTCTGCCATAGGCAGTAGTTTACGGTGTGGGTATTTAAGGGTTGTTACGTATAGTGGACCCATGTTTAGCATTAAGCAATGTCTCCGTGGTTAGTTGTACTTCTGTTTACTACAGGTAAGTTTAACTCATTTAGAGGCACGTTTGGAACACCGCGGGTTTCTCCTTGGCGCTGTAAGCCTCGTGTTAACTGCTGCATACGAGCAGCGTCTCTAGCCACAGTATTTAGTGTAGCTCGTTGGCGTGATGACATACCGTTCATATCTACGGCTCCCATATCGTACACACCTGAATCAAAACCATTAGAGCGCAAGAATCGCCCTTTAGAATACGCTGATTTAAAGTCTAGCCATACATCTTCTGGAACGTTGTAATAGTTCCACCATACATTTTTAGGAAACACTACAGTCATTGTTTTAGTGGTTCTGTCGTACCCCGCTGCTATAGTTCGTGGGTTTTGAGGGTTAATGGTAGACGTACCTTTAAGTTCTAACTTAGCAAATTGAGTAGCGTCATGAGTATCAAAATCCCCGTCGTCCTCTAGCATAGAAAGTTCGTCTGGATTAATTGCCATTACATTAGCTTTGTTGTTCTTGTAGACGGATGATGCACGGCAAAAACTTCGCCCTCAGCTGTCATACCAGATCCCAGTACGTGCTCTAACGGCGCATCCCATTCGTAAAGACCTACTTCTCCATTTTCTTCACGAGATTCAATGCTTTTACCGTAACCAGTAGACTCAAGGTCGGTTTTGTGGTTATGACCCCAATCAGGAATATATGACGCGTTAGTCACACCCACTGTAGGTTTACCAACTCTCCTTAACTTAACTGTAGGCATATTAGGGTTAGTGCGGTCAACCAATCCATTCTTTTCTAAATGATTGTGTAAATCTAACCTAGCTTGCAAACCAGTATCTCTAGGCATAACTTGGCTTATGTAATCTTTAGGCCATTTAAAATTTTCGTTATTTGGAAAACTTTCTTCATCTTCTCCCTCTTTTAACGCATCGCCCATAATCCAACCCTCTAAGCTGTCATCAGCCCTTCTAGGACTAGGTAATTTGCTCGTGTGCGCTTTTAAATTAAAACTTTCAGGGTTTACTGGAGGAAGTTCTTTCTTAACATCATCTTTTTTAAGGGCCCCTGTTTGAAGCATCTCTTTTTCAAAAGAATCTAACTCGTCATCTGTTGGAATATCTAAATCTTCAAACGTGTCGTCAAAAGCACCGTCATCGTCATAGTCGTCAAACTGCTGTCCGCGTTTCATTAGTCTACGCTTTCGATAGGGTGACCTAAATGAGTCATTTGGTCTCCATTCTTGTCAGGATGGTTCCACTCTACGGGAAGATACCCAGGCTTTGGATGTGCAGAGATATGCTCATTTGGCACTGGCTCGTACCCAAAACCTTTTCCAGTTCCCAAAGGGACTGCTTTATGAATAGCACCTTCACGAACTAGTTGTTTAGACATTTGAGCATAAATAAGCCCTTGATGATGGTCTGGGTGAACAAACCTAGTATTATCTAAAGTCATGGTCTGTTCTTGGTTTACGCCACGTTTTGCCTGCTCTGCTTGAAGCTCTGCGGTTTTAGTTCTAGTAACAGTTCCATCAGCATTACGGGAATATACGGAACCTTTTGTTCCAGTAGCGGTCCTCCACGCAGATGGCAAACGTTGCCATTGTCTACCTTGTCTCATTATTTTTCCATTCTTGATAGGACTTGACGTTGTTTGTACCCACCTGTAGTACGCCACATCTTGTGCCAATTCTTTTTAAAACTAGCGGCTTGTTTTTCTGGTATTGATTCCCAATTAGTCCAAGCATCTGTATTGTGTGGAGTAACTAGAGAGACGGTTCCAGGTTCTGCGCCACCTTCTACAGCATCTTCTGGAGTCTTAGCAAATCTAAATGCCTTACCGTAATGCGTATCCCAGTCGGGAGCATCCGCGCCAGTATCTACCATTGTTTCAGGAGAGGCTGTCATAGATGGGTCTAAAGTAAACTGCGGTCCTCTATCCATTAATCCTCACACTCATGTAGTTCGGTCTCATCTTCGCGAACGCGGGTATGGCAGTCGTAGCACCTTAGCCACAATGGAGGGTTAAAAGCGTTCTGGGCAGTAGCGCCAGGTCTAAAGTCAGAACCGTCTTCAGGGAAAGCTTGATCGTAATCGTAATTAACAGGTTCCTGACGGAATAACTCTGCGGGAAAAGGTCCTTGAGGGCGAGTAACCTTAGTAGGAACTGGGTGACCTTGAAAAGCTTCTACTTTACGAATAACATGCATAGTACAAGAATAGCAAAAGAGCGGACATTACGCCCGCTCTTTAAGCAGCTTTATTAGGCTTTTTTACAACCTACGCCGTACGTAGTGTTCTTAGGGTCCACCGCGCCTAGAATAGGCCCTAGAACGCCCACAACGGCCGCTGTAGCGACTGCTTTAGCGTCTGTGGTTCCAGCAAGGTACGCAGCTAAACCAGCGCTTAGCGCTGCGTACGCGTAATGGCGTAAAATAGCAAGCGCTTTGTTTTTGTCAATTTTCATGTTAACTCCCGTTTTTATCAATGTGGTTATCAAACCGCTCTTGCAGTTTGTCCATGTTCTTCTCTATGCGGTTAATCGCATCTCGCATACTAGATCCACCGTTAGGTACGTATTGCGATTCAACTTTTTTAATCCTGTTGTCAATGTCATCAAGTTTATCCAATTTGCGCATAAGCTTGTTTAAAATTTTAAATACCGCCCATATAACGGCTAGGATTTGAAGTGTTGAGGTAATTACTTGACCCCAGGTGCTCACGTTGTTTAACATACTAAGCGCTTTCAGTTTTGGATTTTACAAAATGCGTGATACAGTGTTTTCCAAAATAAGTTCCACTTAATAATTAAACACGAAATATGAATAAAAATCTCGCCCAACTTGCATAATGTCACTGGGTGTGTGTAGGATGCTACTAGACAAGACCTAAGGAGAAAAAAATGATTGAGGCACCAAGCTTTGATGGAACACAAGAATGCGTAAAGGTAGACCCTGAAACGTTCTTCCCAGATCTTCCAGAAAGAGTAAAACTTCCTGAAGATGCTTCTCGTGCAGAACGAGACGCAGCTAAAGACGAGTATGAAAACGCTATGGCTGCTTACCACGAACAAATAGACCAAGCAAAGTTTATTTGTTCGGAATGCCCATTTGTAGATCCTTGCTTTGTGTACGCGATGCAAAACGATGTATACGGCGTATGGGGTAACACTACAGAAAATGAGCGCAAAAATTTTCGCCGTCGTAATAAGTTACCTGCACCAAAATCTATGATTGCTAATATAGATTTTTGGGCAAAAGAAAAGGGCGCCTTTTAAAGGCGCCCTTAACTTTATAGATTAGTAGTAACTACTTTGTGTGGTTCCGCCACCTGTACCGTTAGGTGCAGGAGTAGCGTTCACAATGATGCCGACACTTGGAGTGGTGTTAGTAGAACCAGGAGTAACGGTTGAGCCGTTAGACGCTAGTACCTGTGAGATAGCCACACCATTGTACGCAACTACCAAACCACCTGTAACAGTTGGGTTTGTAGCAGTAACTGCTGATGAGTTAGCGTATGTGAATGATGTTGGGCTTGTAACATTTGTGACAGCCGTACCAGTTAGGCTACTTGAGCCTGGAACGTAGGCTACACGGTAGTTGGTGTCAGTTGTAGCTCCAGCAATACCTACTACATCATTAGTCTTAAGGCCATGAGGAGTTGCCGTAGTTACGGTAATAACACCTACACCAGAAGTAGCTGCTGCGTTACCTGTGATTGCTGAGATCGATAGACCCTTAGGAGCAACCCACTGACCAACAATACTAGTCACAGTAGCTGAAGCCGAAGCGTTAGCAACTGTAAAGGTGTGAGTAGCAGTTGTGGTAATAACTGAGTTGTAGGTAATACCAGCGCCCGTAGCGGTACCGCTTGCAGTTGTTTGGTTAACGCTAGGAACAGTAACAGTCTGACCTACTACTAGTCCATGAGAACTAGCGGTGTACACAGCGGTTGAACCGTTGTAGACAACCTGAGTGATTGATGCACCAGCAGTGTTGGATGTGTACTCAAGAGCGTTGACATTTGTAAAGCCAGCAGCCTTGAATGCACGTACAGCCTGTGGGTTTTCAGGAGTCTGTATTGCGCCAACAACGTTAGGATAGGTGTAGGCAGGAACATAGCCAGGGAATCCACTTGGAGCAGGACTTGTCAACGCAAGTTCGTTGTTATCCTGACCAGTGATCAAAGTACCTGATGGAATAACAAACGCCTGACCCCATGAGCCATCAGCCTGACCCACACGAGCAGTTCCGCTGAATGAGCCAAGTGCCTTAGTCGCCTTGCTAGTAGCTGTAATCGTAAAAGTATTCCCCGATGTAGCGGTGATACCTGCAGCACCAGTAGCAACTGTGAACGATGTTGGGGTTACTGACAGAATAGTTGCATCAGATGAAGTTGTAGCTACTGTAGCACCACCACTAGCAATTGTAATGTTTGTAATCCAAACCTTGTCACCAGGACCAAAACTATGAGGCCCAGCTACAGAATATGTTGCGTTAGTAGTTGTTGAGGACACTGATAGCGCAGTAACTGGGTTAGATGGAGAGTTTACAGTTAGTGTAGAAGCAGCGTTAGTTGTAATAACTGCGTTCTTAAGGTTGTAGTACTCGTTTGAAGAACCTGTTACGTTAATAGTCTGACCAGCTACATAACCGTGAGGTGTAGCAGTGGTGTACTGAACAGTAGCAGCAGAGCTGGAGAAAGATACGCCAGTTACATTCTGTGTACCATTGATAGGTGTAAGAACAACTGCAGCAGCATTAGTAGCATAAATAGCGCCGTTAAAGGTACTGTTAACTGTAATGGTGTTTGTAGCAGTTGCAGCAACTACGTAGCGAGTGTTAAGGCGATCAAGAGGCGCACCAGCTTGGTTTGTAAGGCCTGTTACTTCAATGTACTGACCTCTTACAAGACCGTGAGAAGTTGATGTAAAATCAATTTGGTTTCCGTTTGCAACTGGATCAACAATTGCTTTGGTTGAACCTGAACGGTTAGTGTCAGAACCACCTACGCCATCAGCAAAGTTAGGTTGAATGCGAGACATTTGAGCGCCCCATTCAAGACCGATCTGCGCGTTAGCGTTAGCTGACGTTGGAAGCCAATAAGAACCATTGTCAAGTGGTCTATTAGTGACTGCTGAATCCTGAGTAAGTACAGCGGTTGCGCCAGATACAGTTGTGCCTGTAATAGATACAGGGCTAACAATAGTAAATGTGCTTGCTGATGGAACAGACGCAACAATTGCACGGGTTTTTGCAGTACTAGCAAGTGAGCCAACTGTGTTAATCCCGCTGTTGTTTCCGTCATCAAAGTTTAGATCTGCGTTAGCAAAACCCGTGATTATTACTGTAGAGCCTGGTGCAATGATCTTGCGAAGATCAGCAGTTCCCACAGTAGCTGTGTATGTAATGATACCTGAAGACGCTGTACCGACAGCATCTGTCAAAGTAAAAGTTCGTGATGGGTCAGCGTACAAAGTCGCTGCTAGAGTAGGTGTTAGGGCACCTGTATCTCTTGCCATAAGTTTTATCCTTCCTTAGGCATGGGGTTAATAACTAGTTATTTTGCTGTAATTGAAGGGATCGATGCCTCGAGTAACTTCCAGCTTTATCAGTTTATCTAAAATTACCGAAAGCAACTGCCTAAACAATTTAATTTTGGTGTTCTCCGTTAGGACCTTTACCTGGAGTAGGGTATGTAAAGATTGAAGGCGCTTCGTTATCATTCATAAACCTTTTACGCAAACCAAACCTACTATCTTTAACAGTAATTGGTCTGGCTACTGCCTTAGTAAATGATTTTTTACGGCTCATGGTGACCATCTACCCCATTGAGTAGTATTAGTAGGAACACCACGAATACCGCCCGTAACTTTTGTTAGGGCGTCTCTAAAAGCACGTGGATTAGCGCCATAAGCCATAGCATTCTCATTGTATTTGGCTACTGCCTGAGACTGCAAAGTTGATTTAGGTTCTAAATTATTCTTCTTAGGCATTAAAAACCTTAAGCAGGAGTAGTTGGTGTAGCTGGAGTACCTTGTGTTGGACGTTTTTTACGATTTTTAACCGCAGTAAGTCCAGCTTGCGCTACTCCGCCTGCAACCGCAGCTCCAACTGGTCCTCCAATTGCTCCTCCTACACCAGCTGCAACGCCTTTAAGTCCACCTTCAAGCAAAGCTGACCCAACGCCACCACTTTCAGCAGTAGGTGTTGTAGGACCCATTCCCGCAGTTCCGCCACCTCGCGTAGGGGTTGGGCCACCAGCTCCGCCAATAGTTTCTAGCGAACTTGGCCTGTCAAAACCTGGCTCTCCAGCTTGGCGGTGCCTATCGTACTCTTTACTCATGTCAGTAGGCATCATAATTGGTTTTGGAGGATTATTAATAAACTCATCTTGCTGATCTTGGGGAATATCAACACCTGTACGTTGTCTGTGGTGCTCTCTTACTTGTTCTAGCTCTGCTATTCGTTTTTCTTTAGCGCTAGCAGCTGTTCGATCATTTTGAGCTTTAAGGTCTGCTCTTCCTGGAATAGCTTCCATTTCCCCTGTTTCAGGGTTTCGCTGAGACAATGCGCCACGTAAATCATTTAACAGCGGAATAAACGTACTAGTACCTTGGCCACTTTGCGTAGGTGCAGGTTCTGCAGGACCTTGCGGGGATAACGCAGGTAAGTTAAACTGAGGGCTAATTTGTTGACTTCCGCCCCATTGTATATCATGCGCTTTCCCACTCATAACTTGTGTAGCTACGCGTCTAGTAGCTGGACCAGAAGTTTGTTCAGAAGTTTGTTCAGAAGGTTGTTCAGAAGTCTGAGCATCTTCAGATTGTCCATCGCCTTGAGCATTACCTGCTCCCCAAGGGCTACTGCCTGAGGTGCTATCTTGGCCAACAAAGCTACCTGCAGGGTTACCATCTTTATCGTATTCAATACCCACTGTTGAGTGTCGTATACCTTGCTGAAGAAAACCGCCATCTTTAAACGTTTCAGTCTTTTGACCATGATCAATGTTAGCTGCGTGAGCAAGTTCTTCACGTTTTAACTG